GATTTGCTCGTTAATCTCGAGGGGAGTCATTTCAGCGAATTCCCACTGCTTGAGATTCAACGCGCTATAGGCGATGGGTTTGAGCTTGTCTATCCAAGGACGCCAGACGGTTCCGTCGGGGTAACGTCCAAGACCGGCTTCGCGCCGGAGGTCGCTTCGTTTTCCAGGGTTGCGCTGGCCAACGCGACGAAGCGATCTCGGTTGGCGCGGAGCTTTCCCGCTGACTCCGCATCGGGCTTACCGAACGCCCCCTGCTCCTGGCAGGCTGCAAGCGCCTCGACCAGGAGCTCGTTGACGTTGTTGCCGTCCTGGACGAACAGCCCCATCAGTTCGCCGGTGCGGTCCAGCGTCAGGATGTTGTCTTCGTGCTTCAATCCTGCCCAGAGGAGGGCGCGGGTTGCGGCCCAGACAGCCTTGGTGTTCATCAGCTGGGAGACACCCATGCCGGTCTCCTGCTCGAAGTCGGCCAACGCATTCACGTTGAACCGAAGGGACCGCCGCTGGTTGCCGTCGAATTTCTCGAAACGCTTGAAGGGGGTCGAGGTGATTGCCATGTGACTTCGTCGCTTTCCGTGGACCTTTAAGACATCGTGGGAACCGGGGCGGTCCAACCCCCGGCCCCCACCGCGAAAACCGCTTGTATGCCCGCTTAGGGCGTCACGTCACGGACCAGAACGTTGCCCGCCCCGCCGCCCGCACGGAAGGTCGCGGGCGTCATCGCCAAGGTGCCGACTTCACCCGCGATGGGGTTGTAGGACTCCAGAACCGCGTTGCCCGCGTACTCCGGGTTGGTCGAGGAGATCGCGCCCGACGTGGGCTTGACCGCGACGGGGAACGAAGCCGCGCCAACCAGCGGGAACAGGGTGGCGTCCACGTTGGCGGCGGCGAAGTCCTGAAGGAACTCCACGTCGAGGCCCCAGTTCTTCAGACCCGGCTTGGCCGAGCGCGTGCCCGAGGTGCCCATGACGGTATCGTCGAGCATCTCGGCCTCGTAGTTGATGGTCAGCGACCGGCAGTGGTCTGACAGGTTGATCGAGTTGATGACGATGCTTGCGTCCGTGTAAACGAGAGTGGCCATGAAACGTCTCCTTCTTACTTGATGCCGATGGACACAAAGGCCGTGACCGTCCCCGAGATGGTCGCGCCGATGCGCCAGTAATCGTCCGTGATAGGTCCCAGGACTTCCAACCACTGCGCGCCGATGGCGGTAAACGCCGTGGAGGTCGCCTGTGTCGTAGCCGAGCCAAAACCCGCCGTGTCGCTCTGGAGCGTGAACGTGGCGGACCCACCTCCCGAGATGCTGATGACGTGGATGGCGGCATACGCCCGCTGCGTGGCGCTGACCGCGCTCAGCTGGAAGCCAGCCGAGTTGCCCGACACCACGGGCGTCCCCAGCGGAACGGCCAGCATGCCGCGCACCAACGGTGAGTTGGAGCTCCGTGCCGTGAACTCCGACTGCAACAGCGTGCCCACTTCCCCCGACAGCGGGTTGTAGGTGCCGTTGATGCCACGAATGAAGAACACGATATCTCCATGCGTGTTGCCCGTCATCGCATACGACATGACTTCTCGTGTCGCGCCAATGCGGTTGTAGATCACCTCGTCAAGGACCGTATCGAAGAAGACGTTACCGGTGGCTTCGAAGTTCAGAAGCCCCGGCTTTGCCGACCGAGTCCCTGACGTGCCGAATACCGTATCGTCCAACATCTCCGCAGAGTGGTTGATGTCGATCGAGTTGTGGTACCCGGAGAGGTTGTAGCCACCCAGCAGGATTTTGCAATCCGTCAGGACTTCAGTCGCCATGTTGGCCTCCTACTACTTCGGGGGTTCGGGAACGACAGCCGGAGCCGCCGCCGGGACAACGGCCGGCTTCGCTGCCGCTGGCACCGCCGGAGCCGCCGGAGCGGTGGGCGCGGGCGGAGCCGATGGCGCGGGCACCTGACGAGCCGCGGTGACGTTCGGCTTGACGACGACGGCCGGCAGCGGTTCGAAGTTCCTCACGATTTCCGGCAGACCGGCGGCCTGACGTTCCTCGGGAGTCATCGGCCGGTACTTCGGCGTCCGGTCGCCAATCGTCATGATGTTGACGTAGCCCTCGGGGGTTTCGTCCTCCTGGACCTGCTCATCCATCTGGATGGCGAACCCGGTCTGCTCCGTAATGAACCGGTGCCAGGCTTCGTCCACGCGAACCAGCGGCGAGGTTTCGCCGGGATCGACGCGCACGCGAGCCTTGATCGGCTTGCCCACTTCACAGATCTCAATCGGGACGGACCCGACGTTGCGGTATGAACGAAGAACAACGGACATGTCTGCTTCTCCTTTACTATGCGTCGAACGTCGCCCCACATGCGGTGCAGAGCATACGGTTGGGAGCGCCCATAACCTTCGCGTTCATGCGATACTGTTTGGGATGGTCACACTCTTCTGGTAGAACAGCGTTAACCGGCGTGGCACTTTCTTCACGAGACGGAGATGCCGCCGGCGCGGATGGAGGCGTGGACTTCGCTTCCATGTTGAGAATGCGCTCGGCCGAGATCAAGGCCACATCTGCCGTCTTCAGCAAGTTACGGGCCATGGCGATCTGGGCATGGGCGATGTCGATGAGTGCTTGGTCGGTCACGAGAGCTCCTTCTTAATCTGGAAATTGCACGTCCAGAGAAAACGCTTGGTTTCATCGACGCCGATCATGCTCGGCGGGTGAACAGCAATGATATGCAAGAAACGCACACCGCCTATGACACCGACAAAGTTGTCCAGCGACCCGAACACCAGCTTGATGAGCGCGTCCCCGTCTTCAAGATTGATGGCGCGCACCATCGTCTGGATTCTGTGATTGGCGACAGCGATCCCGGCGCTGCCGACGCCCATCACGCGATCGAACTCCATCCCCGAGTAATCCATGATCCGAATCGCCGTATCAGGATGCGCGGGCCAGCCTCCGATAAAGATGTTCCGGTTCGTGTTGGCGTTCACCACGGCCGGAATGTCCGTATCCAGTTGAAGCGCGATCAACGAAGCTAGGCTGGCCATTAGGTTGACTTCTTCACAAGACGGGGCCGCCCGTCGAATGGCTTGGCCGCCGGAGCGGGCTTCATCCGGCCGATGGCCGCCTCGATTTCTGCGGCCACCCAGTCAGGGTACTGGGGACCAACTTCATCGACAGCCCGCTCCAGATATTTCGCCCCGCGTTTCCGCCCCTCGCTGTCGGGAACTTTGTCGGCCCCTGCACTGGAGGTGGTGAACTCGCCAGCCTGGCGGAAGTCCATTTCTGACGCTTCGTGGATGAACCACGCCTTCTCGTCGTTATACTCAACCTTGTATTCCGCAATCGGCTTTCGTGCGACCTCGGAACGTGAAGGAAGATCGCCTCGTTCTTCTGCCTCCGGTTCATCAAGAAGATGTGCCGGCCTCTCTCCCCCAGTTGAAGCACCTTCGAACAAGGCGCCAAAGGTGTGCGTCATCGCTTCATAATCAACGCCATCATCCATCTGGCCTTTGATGATGGTTCCCGACAGTTGCAACGCGCCTGTATCATAGGGCACCTGCAATTGCGAAATCCACCAGATGGCCCCGGCGGCGTTTCGTGCGCCCAAGCTGGCTGAACTACGGATAGCTCCATCCAAACCCTGGAACCGCTTACCCAATTCCTGATGCCCCGACAACAGGACCGTGAAGTTCAAGGTGTCGGCCAACTTGAACCCGGCCCCCTTGACGTAGATGTTATCCGGGGCGTCACGCAACTTGGAAACAAAGGCCATGGTTACTGCCCCTGCCGGTGATACATCCAGCCGCACTGCAATTTGACGTGGTGCTGGCTGTCTTCATCCGTATACGACCCGACCGTGAAGATGGACGGGCGCTCCTGCCGAAACATGAAACTGACCGGAAACGTGATTCGGTCCTCCTGGCGGAACAGGGCCTCGTCGTCGTTCCACAGCCAGATGTCGTAGATGACCGCTTCCTGCTCGTTGTCGGGACGGCGCACGGCGACGGCCTTGCCGCTGATTCGGCACCGATACCCCCGCGACGTGCCGAAGTTGGACGGCCGCGCCTGCGCGTCCATGGACACGCCGTCCCAGTGCTCGACCGTGAGCGTGTGGGGCATCATCGTCAGGAAGTCGCGGTCAAAGGCCATCGCTACCCTTCCGTGTTGTCATCCATGCCACGCGAGAAGAACGGCTGCACCAACGAGGTGTTGGCAATGGACGCTTCCTTCTCGGCCACGTAGACACCCCCGGCACTCGGCGTGCCGATAAAGGTGTCCATGTCGGTCATCTGCACCAAGAGGTCTTTGTAGTGCGTCACTTTCTGGGAGGCGAGAATCTTCAGATCGCCTACCCACTTGTCCACGGCCCCGGAATACTTGGCAATCAACGTGCGAACCGCTGCGATGGCCGCCCGCTCCGGCGTCGGGTAGAGGGCCAGGAGCATGTTCAGTTCCTCGTCCTCGAACTCGTGCCCCGTGTCCTCGGTATCGCCGAGGATGAAGCGGGTGCGGTGCAAGTCGTAATAGTCGTCCGTGGGATCTTCCAACGTCGCCAGTGCGTAGGTGAACATTAGGGCGCCCCCTCCAAGTTGCCGACGAAGAAGCGAACCTGATGCGTCAGCTCACCAGTGTTGTAGATGATGTGGATCGTCAGCCGGCGTTTGTGCCACACCGAGACACCGGGCGTCTGCGCGTCGTCGGCCGTGAACTGAATCGTGAAGTAGGTGTCGGTCCCGTCGTTGCTGACCGAGCCACCATTGGCGGCCAGCATGTCCTGGGCATCGCGCCCGTTGACGACGACGCCATCCCCATCGACCAGCGTGCCAGCAATGGCCGTGACGTTGGCTGTGGGGATGGCGGTTCCATCGGCATCGCGGAGTTTGCCACGCCATCGGAAGGACGAATCCTCCGCGATTGCTTCGTCGATGGGATGATCTTCGATGAAGGTCGGCATGGCCGTCTCCGACTAGTCTTCGGTAATCGTCGAGGCCGTGGTCAGACGAGGCGTTACGCCAGTCGTAACGACAATGTTCGGCGTGACGGTGCCCGAGTAATAGAGCACACCGGCACCCGTTGAGAGCGTGCCAACTGCGAAGTGCGTGACCGTGCCGCCCGCGCCACCCGTGGACTCCGGGAAATCGATGTTGGCGACTGGTGAGACTGAACCACTGGCGACGGTCCAGCCGCCCGACGTGCGAGCGACCGCGACACGGGCATACGACGTGTAGGAAATCTCGCTGGTATTCTGCGCGCCCGCTTCACCCGGGTCCGCCGTATGCAGCGACACATACAGGTTGGTCAGTGGCGACGAGGTGTCGTTCTCCGCCAAGTCCGCAATCGCCGTCGCGTTGAAGATCAATGCCAGAAGATTGGTCTCGAACGTATTGCCTTTACTCATAACTGCGCTCCTCTAATCGGACAAATCCCCGTCGCTGATCTCCGCCTGGGCCAACGTGCCGTCCTCGATAGATGCCTGACGAAGGGAGACGGGTGCGATTATACCCTGTGACAATGCCCCATCGGCAACCGTCACGCCATACACGAATGGAACCGACAGTCCAGAAACTGTCGAACTGCCGGAGGCGTTACCTACGGCGGCGGCGGTTGAGCGTGCAACGCCCAGAACTGAACTGGTGCCGGAAGCCTGGGCAATCCCGGAGACTGCCGTGCTTACCTGGGGAACGCCATTGACTGCCGACGAGCCGGCACTGGTGCCGACGCCGGCTCCGATGGCCCGCCCAACGCCCAGGGCCGTCGATGGGGCAGTTGCAGTGCCCGTCGCGGCCAGGATGCGCTTGCCCGTCGCTGTCGCCGTGCTGGTGCCGGCGGCTGACGCCACACCCGCGCCCGTGGTCTTGGAGACGCCAGTAACGGTGGCTGCCCCCTGCGTGGCGGCCACGGCTGCATGACGCGAGCGACCCACGCCCGTGACGGTCGCACTGCCCGCTGCCGTGCCCAGGTTGTCCGTGCCCGAGACCCCCTGCGCCGTGGCGGTCGAGGTGCCAGCGGCATTGCCGACACCCGCGACTCTCGCCTGGCCAATGCCCGTAACTGTCGAGGTGCCGGCCGAAGATCCAGCGGCGGCCAATACCGTGCTGCTGACGCCGGTGACGGTGGACGTGCCGTCTGCATCGGCTATGCCGGCAAACCGACTGCGGCCGACGCTCGTAACCGTGGCCGCGCCATCGGCGAGGGCTCGACTGCCGAGTTCACTGAATCCAAGAGCCGTCGAGGTGCCGGTGGCATTGCCGACGCCGGCCAGTCGGGATCGTCCGACGCCCGATACCGCTGCCGTGCCCGTGGAGGACGCCACGGCGGCCCGGGTCGATTCCCCCACACCCGATGCCGTAGACGTGCCGGAGGCGCTTCCAACGCCTGCGAGGACGTGCTTCCCGACCGCCGATGCGGTCCCGGTACCCGCCGCCGATGCGACAGCCGCCACGCGAACAGCACCCACACCACTGACAGTCGATGTGCCGGCACTACTGCCGACAGCGGGCGCGGACAGGTCACTGACGCCAATGACGGTGGCGGCCCCACTACTGGAGGCGATTGCCGCGAACCGACTGCGGCCGATACCGCTGACAACCGATGCGCCGTCCGAATCCGCGACGCCGGTAAAGCGAGGTGCGCCAATGGCTACGGCGACCGCGATGCCGGCAGCGACGGCCAACCCGGAGAAGATCGTGCGGCCGACAGCTGCCACCGTGGACGTGCCGTCCGAGTCAGCCACGCCAGCAATGCGTGGTTTCCCGACGCCGGAGACAGTGGCGGCGCCAGCGGCCGAGGCCACGCCGGCATGCCGCGCACGCCCGACGCCACTGACGACGCTGGTTCCGGTGCTGGCGCCGACGCCCGAGAAGAAGGTATCGCTGACGGCGGCGACGGTGCTGGCCCCGGCGCTGGCGGCCACGCCGGCCGAGACTGTCTTTCCAACGGCCGCTGCGGTGCCTGTACCAGTTGCGCTGCTTACCGCGCCGGCAATTTGCTTGCCAACGCCCGTAACGGTGCCGACACCAGCGGATGACGCTGATGCGGCTATACGTGGACGCCCGACACCCGTCGCAACACCGACGCCAACACTACTACCGATGCCGGCAAAGCGAGATCGGCCAACGGCTGTCGCGGTGCCGACGCCATCCGACCCCATGGCGCCAGATTCGATGCCGTCCCCGACTTCAACAGGAAGCTTGATGGCAAGAACAGACGCTGTCCAGTCAATGGGGAACAGCAATCCGAAAGCAACGTCGTGGCTGCCCGGTGCGGTGTTTCTTTTACTATACGAGAAATACGTTTCAGAGACGACTGATTCTGTATTCCAACCTTCCGTCGGCGTCACAGAGAACAGTGCGCCGACTGCGCCTGAGAAGATTAGGGCCGTCTGCGTCGTGTCAGCATAGTCAATGGTGACGGTCGAGGAATTGCCGGAGTCCGTGCCTGACACGTCAACTGGGTCGTCCAAATCAGCATACGCCACTCGATAGACACGAACGTGCGCTTCCGTGACGGTAAACTGCTGAGCAGGCCAGGTGATCGTAATCGTGAATGGTGCGCTGGATACGACGACTGGACACGTGAAGTACGACACGCGACCAGCGAGAAATTCACCATCGACGCGACGGGTGTAGACGTTGCTGCCGCCCTGATTGTCTGTAATTGTGCAAAGGGTATCGACCGCGCCCGTGCCGAGACTGGACACCTGCTCGAGTTCAATGACGAGCAATTCACCGACATTCGGTTTTGTGTCAAGCGTGACCCCCAGTGGGGTGTTGTCAATCGTGCCAAACGCAGCCTTTGTCTCCCCAACGATGTATGGCGCTGTGGGTGCGGGCGCACTCGCGTTGTGTAGGAATGCGCCGCGTCGTTGTGGGAAGGGCATGGGCTATCGACCTCGTCCAGGCTTGAACGGCGCGGGGCGTCTAATAAGCGTACTCAACTCAAACAATTCAGGAGTATCGAGCGATTCGATAGCGACGAGGAAAGCTCCCCAGCCTTCGTCTCCTACGCCGTTACCGTTTGCATGCGTCTTATCACTTATTGGGCCTAACGCAGACCGTAGGCCCGTTGCTACATAAATCAACGACGTAGCACTGTCCTGCTGTTCGGTGAATGTTGGCCCTGCCCCTGTAGGCGGCACGCCTGCACCATAGAGGGCCCAGTTGTGAGCAATAAAGGCGACGAGTGCATCTGGGCGCGTGGTCGTAACACCAAGGGCTGTCGTCGTTGTTGCCGCCGTCCCATTACCCCCATTGCTAGAACTACGGTAGTTTGTTGAACCATCCTGTATACACAGGATAACCCCATCACTGGACCCACTCGCGTGCGTGACCGTGTAACTGCCAGATTCACCAGACGCGACTTTAACGGCAAGTCGGCGAGCAACAAAGAATCCACCAGCGCTAGCAGAGTCTGGCCCTTGAAGTGTCGTAAACCCAGACGGAAGTGTTGTAGTCGGCGCTGCCCCCAGTGCTCCAACGACATGAGCAAGAAGAAGAGTATCGCCATCGACAATACCGGCCGGAGCCGCGATAGTCGTATTCACACGAGACGCATACGTGGTACCGCTCATGCTTCGAAGACTAGGAGGCATCTATCGCCAACTTTCTGAAACACTGATGCCGCTACCCGCCCGAACGAGTTGCTGATTGTTCGG